ATTTATCTGAATGCCCTGTATGCGAAAGACGCAATAGCAAAAGGGGCGAGCACAGCAGCCACAATCGCACAAAACGTGGCAACAAAGGCAGCAGCAGCCGGACAGTGGCTCTTAAATGCAGCAATGTCAGCCAACCCAATAGGAATCGTTGTAATAGCCATCGCAGCACTGGTGGCGGGATTTATTGCACTTTACAACAAATCAGAGACATTCCGAAATGCGGTCAATGCCCTGTGGGATGCCGTGAAGGGTGCGTTTACCAAGATCGGTCAGACCATCGGAAATATCGTAAAAGCGGTTGGCGAAAAATTCACGGAGATAAAGGAAAAAATCGGCGCAGTCTGGGATGGCATAAAGGAGAAAGCAAGCGCAGCGTGGGAAACCATAAAGAATATTGTCACGGTCGGGATTATGCTGATCGGGCAGATCATCAGCGCAGGAATTCAAATTATAACCCTCCCGTTCCGTTTCATCTGGGAGAACTGCAAGGACGTCCTTATCGCAGCCTGGGACAAAATCAAGAGCGTTGTGTCCGGGGCACTCGATGCCGTGAAGGGATTTATTTCAGATAAGCTGACCGCAGCCAAAGAGACGGTGTCCAATATTGCAGACGGAATAAAGGACGCACTGGGAACAGCATGGAGCACGATCAAAGATACGGCTTCCAATGCCTGGGAGACAGTGAAGAATACCGTCAAAGAAAAAGCAGAAGCAGCAAAGACAGCGGCTGCGAATGCGTTCAATGCCATGGATGAAGCGACAGGTGGAAAACTGTCTGCTATAAGGGATAAGGCAGTGGAGACATGGAACAATGTCAAAGATACTGCCGGAACAGTTATGCAGGCAGCCAAGGACACAGTCAGCGAGAAACTCGGCAATATGAAAGCGGCCTACGAGGAAAATGGCGGTGGCATCAAGGGTGTTGCTGCAGCAGCCATGGAAGGAGTCAAGGGTTACTACACATCTGGACTCACATTCGTGGACAATCTCACAGGCGGAAAGTTGTCAGCCATCAAGGAAAAATTCACATCCAAGATGGGAGAGGTCAAAGCGAATGTCTCGGAGGCATTCAACAATGTCAAGGACACAGCCGGAAACCTCATGGAAATAGCCAGAGCAAACGTGGGCGAGAAACTCGATGCCATGAAATCTGCGTATGACAGCGCAGGCGGAGGCATTAAGGGAGTAGTCGCAGGAGCGATGGCAGGTGTGCAGAGCACCTTCTCCGGTGTCATGAGCACCGTGGACAGTCTGACAGGCGGAAAACTGTCAGCAATTCAGAATTCATTCACGAACAAACTGAATGCAGCCAAGAGCACGGTCACAGGTATTCTGGACAGCATCAAGTCAGCGTTCAGCGAGAAACTGGAAGCAGCAAAGAATGTGGTATCCGGAGCGATAGAGAAGATAAAAGGCTTCTTCAATTTCTCATGGAGTCTGCCAAAGCTGAAGCTGCCGCATTTCTCAATCAGTGGAAAATTCAGCCTGAACCCACCAAGCGTGCCGTCATTTGGAATTGACTGGTATAAAGACGGTGGTATTATGACAAACCCGACTGCGTTCGGATTTAACCCGAATACCGGAAACACCATGGTAGGAGGGGAAGCCGGAGCGGAAGCAATCGTGCCTCTTACCCAGTTATGGGAAAAGATGACCTCAATCATCAAGAGCGTGATCGCAGAGAGCCAGAACGGTGGCGCAGGCAATGCACTGTCGGCACTGGTGGATAAGGTCGGGGCAGCAATGCAGGGAAGCACGCAGACACCAATATCCGGTCTGCTCGACAGACTGAGTGGCGGTGGAAACGAACCGCAACCTGCAACAGCAAACGGAGCACCAATAAACTACGCACCAGTATATAACTTCAACGGCGCAGCACCTACGAAGGATGATCTGGTGGAAGCAGAGCGTATGTCACAGGCGGAATTCAATGAAATGATGGAGCAGTGGCAGCGTGACAACGACAGAAAGAGGTTCTAAGGAGGCGAGAGAATGACAGGCACATACGAAACGGTGCAGGGCGACACATGGGATAAGATAGCATACCAGGTCTACGGAGACGAGAAGTATGCAGGATACCTCATGGAGAACAACCGCCTGCTACTGGAATACCTGGTATTCCCAGGCGGGGTCGCTCTCGCCACACCGGAACTGACAGACGAGGTAGATGAAGATCTGCCAATATGGAGGGATTAAGCATGGACCCAAGGAAAGCAACCGCCTCCGTTTCATATAACGGAAAGCGGATCGATACCAAACTCGCAGAATACCTCCAGTCATTCACTTACACAGATGTTGCATCGGGAGAGAGCGACAGCCTCTCCCTCAACATCAATGACAGAGACAGGAAGTGGATCAAGTCATGGTTTCCAAGCAAGGGAGACACCATGGCGGCCACGATTATCATGAAGAACTGGAGCAAAGAAGGGGATACGCAGAAATTAAGCTGCGGATCTTTTGTGATTGATGATTTCAGTTTTTCTGGAACACCAGTCAAGCTGAAACTGGAAGCGTTGGCACTTCCGGCAGACAGCAGCTTCAAGGAAACACAGAGAACCAAAACATATGAGAAAACAACCTTGGAGAATATCGGACAGGAAGTCGCAAAGCGGGCAGGCATCAAACTGTACTATGAAGCACCAAGGATATCAATAGAAAAGGTGGAGCAGAGCGAGAAGGATGACTGCTCATTCTATAACGAGTTGGTAAAACTCTACGGCTTCGCCATGAAGATATATAAAAACAAAATTGTAGTATTCAACGAAGCCACCTATGAGAAAAAGAAATCAGTGGCAACATTGACGGAACAGAACATAGAACCGAACTGGTCATGGAACACGAAGCTGTGCAGAACCTACACCGGAGCGAAATATGAGTACACCAACAATGATAAGAACCAGACGATAAAGGTCGAGGTCGGTGGCGGAAACAGGATACTGAAGGTCACGGATGCAGCGAGCAACGCATCGGAAGCAGAGCGCATCACACTGGCAAAAATCAATGAAGCCAACAAGGGCGACACGACCATGTCGGTAACGATGACCAGAGCCAACAGGAAGATCATAGCGACTTCCTGCGTAACCCTAAAAGGCTTCGGGAAACTGGACGGCAAGTACTATGTGGAAAAGGTCACATGGGATATCGGAAGCGGATGTAAGCAGAAACTTGACCTTCGGAGAGTGGCGGATCGCTTCACGGATGCCAAATCATCGACCAAGGCTGTGGCAAAGAAGTCAAAGACGGAGACGAAGTCCTCCACAACAACTACCACGGCAACGAAATCCACAGGAACGCAGACACCAGTAAAGGGCGGAAAGTACACACTGACCACTACGAAAAAGGGTTACTACACCGCAGCCGAAGCACTGGCAGGCAAGGCAACCGGAGGACACCCGACAGGCACAAGACGACCTGGAACATATACGATATTCAACATTTCACAGGGTATGCTGAATCTGACGACCAAGGCAGGAGTGCCGGGGTCATGGATAAACCCGAACTAAGGAGGTGGAGAGCATGGCAGCAGCGACAATCAGACTGGGGAAGATATCCTCAATCAATTACACAGCAGGGAAAGCCAGGGTGGTGTATGAGGACAGAGACGACTCCGTGACAAGCGAGCTTCCATTCCTCGCCCTGCAGTATAACATACCAAAGGTAGACGACCTCGTGGTCGTGGCTTGCTTTTCCAACGGCACGGTGTCCGGGGTAATACTCGGACCGGTGTACAATTCAGCGAACACACCGCATGATGGTGGTGCGGGCATCTTCCGACAGGAGATGAGCAACAATGTGAACGAAGCGGTCATGTCCTATTCAGAAAAGAAGCAGACGATGATCCTGCGCGCCCCGAAGATAGAATTCGAAGGGTACGGATACGAGGATAAGCCGTATGTGACACTGGAACAGATAAACGATGCGTTCTCGGACATTGATGATAACAAGACCGGGATATCCAACCTGCAGGATGACACAGCCAGGACAAAAGGAAAGCCGTCCCTGCAGTCGCAATTGGATGCACTGGAAAAAAGAGTAAAGGCACTGGGAGGTTGATGAGATGGGAAGAATAGGAAACTTTGGAAAACTGATCGTCTTTGAAACGAGCGACAGCAGAATCCTCAACTTCACGGACTACCAGAGAACCATATCAGCAAACTGGGCAAAGCATGAGCGCATCGGGAAAAAGCCGCAGTCAGAGTTCCTCAACCCGGAACTGATGACCGTACAGTTCAAGGTCGTGCTGAATGCACAGCACGGAGTGAAGCCGTGGAAAACATTCCACGAAATCACAAAGGCAGTGCAGCAGGGAAGGGTGGAGAAACTGGTCATCGGAAACCATGCCGTAGGATCGAACAGGTGGAAGATTACACAGGCGACCCAGTCAAACCTTGTTGTTATGGGAACAGGGGAAATCCAGAAGATGGATGTCAATCTTTCACTGGAAGAATATCTGTAGGGAGGGCAGCGGAATGACAATAGACCTAAAAAACATAACCGTAGCCTTTGACTACACAAGCGGAGACATCGCAGATATTAAAAGGTGTCTGGAATGCTTATACCAGACGGCAGAGGGAACGTGTCCGCTCGACCGGGAATTCGGTCTGAATACGGACTTTGTGGGAATGCCGATGGATGTGGCAAAGAGCCAGTTCGCAGTGGAGATCATCGACAAGACGGACCGGTACGAGCCAAGGGCAACGGTAAAAGATATCAACTTCTCATTCAATGAGGATGGGCAGTTGCAGGCGGAGGTGGTAATAACAAATGTCTGATACAATCCAAAGCGTAAAAGACCTCCCAGAGGTGTCGTTCATTGACAATGACACACTGGAAGCAATGAAAACAAGAATGGTGGCAAACTTTGAGAGCGAATGGAAGCGCATCACAGGACAAGAGATAACACTCTCTCCTTCAGATCCGAACCGCATCATGCTATATGCCATTGCACTGGAATTATACCAGGACGAACAGTACATAGACAGAGCCGGAAAGCAGGACTTAATCAAATACTCCTACGGAGAATTCCTTGACAACCTCGGAGCAGGCAGGGGAGTAACCAGAAAGCAGCCGGCCCCTGCGGAAACAACACTGAGGTTTACTCTTTCAGAGAAGCGACCTGCTGCCGTAGGCATACCGGAGGGAACAAAGGTCACGGATGGCAACCTCAACTACTTCGCCACGGTAGGATACGAGGAAATCCCCGCGGGGGAAACTTACGTAGATGTGAGGGCACTCTGCACCGAGAACGGAGTGGACGGAAACGAACTGCTGCCGGGGCAGGTCAATGTACTGGTTGATCTGATACCGTATGTGGAGAGCGTAAGCAACACGACCAAGACAAGCGGTGGAGCAGACCTCGAATCAGACGAGAGCCTTGCAGAGAGGATATTCCTCGCACCAAGCGGATACAGTGTCGCAGGACCGGACGATGCATATAAATACTGGACAAAGACCTACAGCCAGACCATCGGAGACGTGAAGGTAACC